CATTACATTGTGGTTGACTTCTGCATTCTCTTATGTTGTGTTGCCACAGTAAATCACTTGGCATCCAATCGAATTCAGGTGCATCACGCATGAATTCACTAGAGTTACATCCTGTAAGAATTATGCTTAATAATAGTAAACGTTTCATTTGTTATATCTCCTAGCAATATTTACTTTTATAAAACGTTTATTTTTTTGGATTAGTTTAATCTGTTACAATTTATAACATTTAACAGACACTTCGTGTCTTATCTTGTTGCATTCAATCGTTTCGTTTCACTTCACTCATTCACTTACAAGATATTTTTTTATTAAAGAAGTTATCATGAAAGTTGAGCCATAATTCACCCGTTAACCGGGTGAAAAAAATATGGACGTCATCATGATGAGTATCGCCATCTCTAACTCGGGTGTTTAAACGGGAAGCGGTGAGCCTTGTCTCCCCTACACTACCGTCACTGCTTTCGCACTCACGGAAATCAGTATAACCTTGTAGAGTTCAGTTATACCAACTTGCAGGTTGCTTTTTCTCAGTGCCTGCATCATCTAATACTGTTGTCGTGTTTTTGTATCTCATGTACCGCTATACATTCCAGAATCTCGCACCGTGTTTAACGGATTGTCAAGGAAATCGATATTATGTGCCTCGATGGGGTGGTGTATAGTCCTATGTGTGTGCCGTGTTAGCCAGGTGTGCCTTATGTGCCTTAATGCAAGTTATAGTTATATGTTTGAAAGTGATTCTTTAAGAATTTTTGAACCGCCCACTCTCACATTGATTATACCATTATAGTAGTTGTCTGTCAAGAGCACTTTACGTTCAAATTGTTCTTTTGCTTCTAGATAACTAGCAACTCCTCTGGTAGGACAAAGATATAAAATTTCTCTGATAAAGTCTTGTTCTCCTTGTGCCTGTACATCTGCAATCAAGTGATCTGAACTGCCCCAATAAGTTTTCCAGTCGCTTTCTTTAGTTCCACGACGTTTGTTCTTTTTGCCTTTTAAGGGCGGTTTGGTTGTTTTGAACTTGGCAAGTTTTTTACCCACATACTTTTTGCCATTCTTTTTGTTTGTGATTAAGTATACGAATGCTTCACACCCATCGGGTAATTCATCTATTTGTTTTCCTTTATAAATCCAATAACTAGGCATCTAAATATTCTGTGTCTGTATTGTAGTTTGTGAAGCCACCTTCTTTAACTACTGTTAGCACATTATTTACTCTACCTATTAATTCTTCTTTGTGAGAAATGAGTAGTATGTTCTTACTTTGTTCTCTATGCATCTTTTTAAGCAATGCAAGTGCATTTTCGACACCTGTAGTATCCATTCCGCTGTCTATAAGTTCGTCGATGCACATTAAATTCATTGGTCTATTTAAACTTTCATACATGTCTCTAAATGCCCAAGATAGCCCTAAAATGAGTCTATTTCGCTCTCCTCTACTGAGGTTATCAAAGTCTAAGTCACGTCCGTATTCTGTAATTTCGACGCCTAAATCACTCGCAAATTTAACATCATGCGGCAATCCTAACCTGTCTAAGTAGTGTGCTAATCGGTGATTTAGGTATGCTATGTTTTGATCTATAATCTTTTTTCTTATAAAACTGTCTTTGCTTGTAAGCAATTTATATAAAAACTCTTGATGATCTTTTAAGAATGTTAACTCATTCATTACATCAAACTCTATAGATTGTAAACCCGAGTCTTTTAAACTTTCGATTTGTTCAACATAAGGGTTAACCTCATCGGCTTTTTCTTCTAACTGTGTTTTAAGTGTTTCTAAGTTATGCCTATGATCTAGAGCATCTTCTAACTTAGTATAAAACGTATCAACACTTTCGCCTACTTCGCCTATTTCTGAAAGCCTAGACTCTATATCTGATTGTGTAATTGTGAGTTCGCTGTAGTAATCTTCTTCTTCAGTAATCTTATCACGCAATTCCTGTGTGTATGATTCATGTGTGTCTAAGTGTGCGGTGCTTTGGTCACAAGCAGGACATACACCCTCTAATGCTTTTTGTAAATTACTCTTAAGTGTTTCTAGTTTATCTTCACTTCTAATTAAACTTCTGTCGTTTAAAGTTTTTTCATTAGTTACAGTATCTAGTTTTAGTTGCTGTTCGGTAACAAAAGTATTGTGTTTGTGTTTGTTAATTTCAGAATCAATATTGATCTCTTCCAAAGTGCCGATAAGTTCTGCAAACTCGTTTAATTTGTTGTCCTTTTGTACTTGCCATGCTTTACTGCGACTTTCGATTTCTTTGATATTCTTTTCAATACGTTTGTTGCTTTCTTCTACAGCATTAATTCTAAACTCTTCTTCTTTAATACTGTCTCTGGTATTTTTCATTAATTCCTTTAGAACTTCTGCTTTTTGCGACAGTTCGGTAATACCTAGAAGTTGTTCGATCATATCACGTTGATCGTTGTTCTTCATTGAAAGGAATGGTTCTGTATAAGTGTTTAACGCAATTAAATGCTTAAACATATTATGAGGAAAACCAATTATCTTTTCAATTTCTTTTTGTGTTTCTCTGCTATCGCCTTGTTGCTCTTCTGAAAAAGCATCTTCACCGTTAATAAGTAGACGTAGAACATTAGGCTTTCTGCCACGTTCTATTCTGTATTCTTTGCCTTCTATTTCGAAATCAACTGTGGTCATCATACCCTTACCATTTGTTTTGTTGATAAGGTTATCACGTCTAATGTTTGTTAGGGCTTCACCATACAGTGCATAACTGAGTGCGTTAATGATAGTGGTTTTACCAGTACCGTTCCTGCTACCATCTCCGCCCATGTCTAGGTTGTGACCTAACACAAGAGTAAGTTGGCAGTTGTCAAAATTTACTGCTTGAGTATTGTTACCGACACTCATAAAGTTTTTTGCTGAAACGTTTTTAATTTTTAGCATTACTGAATCTCAATTTCGTTATAAATGTCTATAAGTTTTTGTTTCTCAACCGTGTTACTTTCTATGGTCTCAAGTTGTTGTATAACAATTTGATCAACACTTTCAAAACTTATATCGCCGCCTTCGTATTCCTCTTCTTCTTTTACAGGAATAAGTTGCAGTTCTCTAACATTGTATTGTTCAGCCATCTTTTCACGAATAAAGTTTGCTTCTTCGTAACTGATGCTGATATCTAATTTAACTCTTGCATAAGTGTATTCGTCTAACAAATTAGCATGATCATCTAATAGTTGTTTTAATGTAAACACCTTATACTTAGGACATTCAGTCCAATTCACATACAGTGGTTCTTCGTCCCAAGTTAAAAACATTGCACCACGCTCATTATCATCTACGTCTGCATAATTGTGAGGGAAAGCATTACCAATATAGTGTATGTTGTTTTTGTACTGTCGTTTGTGGAAGTGACCGCTGAATACATATTCAGGACCACTTAACATGTCTGCTTTTATGCCGCCATGGTCTGGCATTTCTACCATAGCATTCATTTTAAAGTATGGAAGTTCAAAATGGCCGAACATATATTTGACATCCATCTTGGCAACTTTTTTATGCTCGTCTCCAACTAGCCATGGAATAATCGCGACATTGTCTTGGATAAAGTGATCGTCAACCATAACAAAGTTAGATAAGTCTCTAGCATATTCGATGCTGTTCATTTCACGTTTATCTCTGTAATACAGATCGTGATTGCCTGTTATAAAATAAACAGTATCAAATGCATCGTTAAGTTTTTTGAGATCTTTGATTGTTGCATTCATTGTTGCAACATTTACACTTGCTCTGTGGTGATGCCAATCGCCTAAAAATATACAAGTTTCTGCATTTCTAGCCTTAGCCTCAGCAATAAACCAGTCGATGTAGCGATGACAATCATCTAGATGTAAGCGGCTGTTTTGCTTTAATCCATAATGTATGTCTGTAAAGCAGGCCGCTGTTTTAAACAGTTGCGCCATAAATTAGTCTGCCAATGATTCTGAATTTTCCTCTACCGCTTCTCTCATTGCTCTTAATTCTTCTTCGTGCTTAATCTGTCTACCGTAACTCGGTAAATGACCTTGCTCAATCAAAATGTCATCTCTGATAGTTTGATTTCTTTTTTCTATGTTAAGAACTCTAGTGAAACTGTTATTAACTGCCGCAGTGTAATAAGCAAAAGGATTATCTGATTTTGCTTCATTAAACTGCAAACCAATTTGCGAAAGTTGTACTAATGCTTGACCTCTCATCTCGTCAACATAAGTATACCCTCTCCAGTTTGCTCTATGTGAGTAACGTTCTACTAGTTTTAGGAACATAGTTCCAAGTTTGTTTGTAAGGCTTCCGTGATCAACTGAAAAATGCCCGTTGCTCAAACTGCCTTGCCAGTGACTCCTAGCAACCTCTACAAGCTCGTCGCCTTTGTATGCATAATGCTTGAAAGGTGGAAAATTGACTTTTGCTTTTGTATCCGCAAGTGATTTAGGGTTTTTCTTACGTCCTTCTTCCTCTGGAATGTGTTCGTAAGTCATAACTCTAAACACCATATCCTCTTTATCTAAGGATTTAGGGTCAACTGCAAAGTCTTTCTGCTTAGGCTTATTCTTGTAGTCTTTGCTATCATGAACTGCCATTGCATCTTGGTATCCTTGTGCTTGTATCTTGGATGCTCTGTTTTCTCTGGCTTCTTTTAGACTATTTCTATTAATTTTGTTAATGTCTTCAACAATCACATCAAAATTATTATACTTTTCGTCTTCTACATAACAATAAGACATCTTGCTTTTGTGAATCTCTTTTAGGATATCTTTGTTGTTGAGGTAGTTAATTTTCTTTTGAGTTGCCATAAAATCTCCAATAACTTTAGCACTATTATACACAATATAGAATTATTGTCAACTATTATTTACCCACTTTTAAAAATTATAAGATGTTTTATTGATTTCGATAAATATATGCATAGGAGATATGAATGAACAGTGATTTACCAGTCTTTCAAGTACCGGGGGGTTCCGGCAAAGGTTCTGTACAAAGGAAACTGAGAGCCATCTCTATGTACAAAGGCCCTGGCCAAGTAACTTATAGAAGACCCAGTAACAGTGATAATACCTATGTTAATCTTTTGACCGAAACAGCAAAAGATCAGACATTGCGAAACAATATAGGTGATCAAACTCAACGTGCAGGCGCAGTTGGTATACAGTCTAACGAACAAGCAGGTACAGGTAAACCAGTAGACTGGAGAGCAAGATTAAGGCCAAAAGGCGGAAGAAGTTCTAAATTTTGGAAAGGCGAAAATGCTTTGTTAGGAGATAATCCAGGAAACAACACACCGGATTTTTTACTACGTCCTCTTTTTGAGGCAGGCGGCCTTGTGTGGCAATATACTCCGAACATTTTTGTAAGTGGTAGAGCAAATTATAATATGGCTGAATTCTACGGATCAAACTATCCGCTAGTAACATATCAAAATTCGACACCACCTCAACTAGTAGTAGTGGAAGATTTTACTGCAAATACTATAGCAGAAGCAAGATATT